ACAGATAGACTACCAGTTGAACTTCAAGGAAATATAATAGACTATATGTTTCCAGGGCTTAAAACCCCTTGGATAACAAGTCTGGTCGAAAGACCTTATTATAATCCTGAATCTAAAGCTGGTGTGACCTATGCTGTAGGACAACCCATGGGAGCTTATAGCTCGTGGGCAATGTTAGCAGTGACTCATCATTTCATCGTTCAGTGTGCCGCTTGGCAGGCGGGAGTTGTAGCAACGGGTACTTTATTCGAACAGTACGCCGTATTAGGGGATGATGTGGTTATCGGGAATTCTAAAGTAGCCAAACAATATTTGAATATTATTGGTGCCTTGGGAGTTGAATGTGGACTTCACAAAAGTCTACTTTCTCCATCTGGGACAGCCTTAGAATTTGCCAAAAGAACATGGCACCTAGGAAGAGATGTATCACCTATTACAGTGAGAGATCTCGCCGCAAGTTTACTTGCTATTCCTAACCTTGTTCAGTTTGGTAATAACCACGGAATCAAACTGCCTACCTTGCTTAAAATTGCCGGATACGGTTACAAAGTAACAGGAGGTCTTAATAAACCCTTCCACAAATTAAACCTTGTGGTAAGGAATTTTATTATTGCCCAACTTATACCAAGTAACCTTAATCATATCGGGGAATTATTCGGAAGATCAGCTCTTTCTAAATGGTCCTGGGAACCCCAATTCGGGGAACCTATCCTAGCTCTTTTTAGAGCTTGGGCCAGAGCCGACGTTGAGAAATTAACCTCATACGTTTGGTTCTCGGAAGACGCATATATGAAAGGTGCTGATCCATGTTTAATCCCTTTTACGAGACCGGAGCAAGAGGCAGCATTAAATGAATTGATCCAACTTTACTATGCAGAATTTGATGAACACGATAGTGGGATTCTTGCCTGTATAACGAATCCGTTAGATATTTTTAAAATTTATCTAAGGTTCGCTGCTGAATGTACCTCAATTAGAGGGATGTCGGCATGTGAATCACCGGTAGCAAAAGCTGCTATCGATCCAAAATTCGTGGCGCAATGGAAAAGTTGGAATAAAGTAGTTTCCCTTCTGACCCCTACGTTAACAGCACAGTCCGCTAATCAACAGATGATAGATACTGATAAATGAAATTTTCATCATTTTTCTTGGTAGGTTTGAATCTAATATCGCTTTGTGGGATTTTAGTTTTGTGGAAA